ATCGAAAGATTTTCAGGTATGGATAAAATGGAGGCATAAAAAACCAAAAGAAGAATATCATCACATTATCCCGTTTTCAGAGGGCGGGTTAACCGTCTTGGAGAATATGCAAACTCTTTGTGTTCCATGTCATCGTAAGGTTACAAGAGAATTTAGGCAAAGAGCAATAATGGAAAGGAGGCGCAATGAAGGTAAGATGTGATAAAGGCGGAAAAGGAAAACGATGTGATAAAATTTGTCTTCACAAAACAAAACACGATGAAACTATTTTTTGTTTTGCGTCATCATGTTCAAAAACGGAAAAGGGAGCACGTTGCGTGCCCGTCAAATGCGTCGGCAAAAGGGGGGAGAAATGAACGACAACAACTATTACCGACTTAGGAACGAACCTATTCATCAACCGTTGGCAACATATAAGTCCTGCCCCGACTGCGTCCGGCTGAAGGCGTTGCTGGGGGATGTATGGGATAACGTTCCCGGCCCTATGCAGGTCTTCAGTGATAATTTTATCTCAATAAAAAAATACGACGAACTCGAAGCGCGGATTAAACAGGAGTGGATTTGAATGACTTACCCAAACGCCAGAGATTGCGAGCATGGACGGCAACGCGGAAAATGTCCAGAGTGCGATGTGATTGAACTTGAATCCGAGAATGCACGGTTGCGGGGGATTGTTGAGAGGGCAAACGAAATTGCTCATAGACAATATTCGCACAGCGAACTCATGCCGATAATTGAAATTCTCAATGAGGCGGGGAAGGGGGAACAATGAACTCAAACAATAAGACCAGTGGACTGGATGCGCTTACATGCCTGATATTGTGGGGACCGATAACCATAGGCGTGTTCACGATCGGGGTGCTGATACTGTTTGCGGTGTGTCGGATTGTGTGGGGATGGTGATGAAATATCAGGCTAAACCTGCCGATTCGGCAAACCGGATTATGAAGTGGTGATTAAAGAACTGAAAGAGGTGGTTAAGGGGGAAGGAAACCTTAGGAAGGATGGGGGATGAATAAGATTGATTATATTAAAGGGGATAAAACATGAACATGTTGGAAGCTAAAAGAGAAAAACAGAAACTGGAACAGAAGATTCTGACGCTTTGTTCTGATTTCACAGAAAAGACGCAAATGGAAATAATAAACATTTCGCTTGAAACCGCGAGAGCTACGGAAGCCGATGGAAGAACCGAGCAGATTGAATATTTCAACCCGAAGGTTATTGCGGTTTTATTATAACAGGAAAACAAAATGCCTCCAGAATGTCATAAGTGTTCTTTAAATCTGAAAGGAAGCCGCCGGTGCTTAAAATGCACAGGCCCGTCTATGAATCCAAATAATCACGGTAGGACGCACGTGTCGGTGAATCATATCCCTGAATATGAAACCGCCGTTTATCCCCAAAAATATTCAAATTCAAAAACAGACAAAAGGTTTGAGAAGCTGGCTGGTTTTATGCGGGTATGGTTTGAGTTGACAGGTAAAGACCGAAGAATATTAACACAGGTTTTTATCAACTGGACAAACGAATCAGAGTTGGCGCGGAAGTATGGCGTAACACCGCAGGCGATTCAGCAGAGATTGTTATCGTTGGCCGATAAATATCCAGAGATCAGGGCGGTGTTAAAGCCGAAGTTAAAGGCATTGCAAGATTGAAGATCCGGCTATTTATGAGGAAATTATGACCGATGAAAAACAAAGGAAAAACAAGGGGTGGGCAAATCTTATCCCTTGCAAGCCCGGTCAATCTGGCAATCCAAAGGGCCGCCCGTCAAAGCCGAAATGTATTCCCGACCTTTTACGCTGGGCTGGCGGTTTAAAATGTCCCGAAAACATGGCTGCAACAATGCGGGTTATGTTCGGCGTTAAGGGCGATTTAACCGTGGAGCAGGCGCTTATCTTGCGTTCAATCGCGGCGGGATTAAAGGGAGATATAAAACATATTGAATTTTGGGCCGAACGAACCGAGGGTAAGTCTGTCCAGCCGCTCGATGTAACCAATCGCGGGCCGCTCGTTGCTATCATTTCGCCGCCTGTTATTGACGTTAAAACATAGGGATTACGATGTAATTTCGCCCCACTGTTGCACTTTTGAGCGTTTCCAAACTCGTAAAATACAAAAGAACGTCTCAAATGCGGTGGGGCGATTTCCCTATACCATTTTAGATCAATGTTTTCAGTGGTTTTGAATGTCATGTCGCATAATCTTTATTAAGTTGCCAAATGCTGGCTCTAACCCCCAAACAGTCAAAAGCGTGGCTTGAAATCCTTGAAAATCCATCCATCCGGCGCGTGATGTTTGATGGTGGGGCAAGGTCAACAAAGACGGCTTTAATTTGTGCTTGGCTTTGCGTCCAGGCTGGCACTTATCCCGGCGCAAGAATCCTAATTGCCCGCAAGCACCGCAATGCCGCCGAAAAGTCTGTATGGGATGATACCCTTCGCAAATTACTTCAGGGCCGCCGTGATTTTAAGATGATGGACGGTGATATGGAAATCCATTGTCCAAACGGGAGCCTTATTCGTGTTGATGGACTGGACGATCAGGATAGGGTTGATAAAATCCTTGGTACGGAGTACGCGCACATATTTTTTAACGAGGCGACACAGTTATCATGGCAAACAATTACGACCGTTTTAACCCGGCTGGCCCAGCCTGTTGACGGAATGCCCTGCCGTAAAGCCCTGTTTGATTGTAACCCGAAATCCCAACGGCATTGGCTTTATAAAGTCGGGGTATTGCGCGTCAATCCAGACAAAGGGGAACCGCTGGCTGATAGCGATGTCTGGGCGCGGCAAAGCTGGACACCTTATGACAATCCATATCTTCCAGATGATGCACTTAAAACCCTTGAATCCTTGACCGGCACGCAACGCCGCAGAATGCTGGACGGCGTATGGTGCGAAGCGGAAGGGGCCGTCTACGATGAATTTGACGATGATATCCACGTCTGGCACGGGGCCATGCCCGCCGGTTGGGAGAAATGGCAGAAGGTCAGGGGAATTGATTTCGGCTATACAAACCCTTTCGCCTGTCTATGGGGCGCGATTGATCCTGACGGCCGTTTGTGGATTTACCGCGAGCGTTATATCCGGCAGCAGACAGTTCAAGTCCACGCCGGCGCAATTAAATCTTTTGAACCACAATCCCGCTATCTCTGGACAGTGGCCGACCACGACGCAGAGGATAGGGCTACGTTGCATCAGGCTGGCATAATCACGCTTGCCGCAAGGAAAGATGTAGAGCGGGGCATTAAAGCCGTCAAGGAGCGTTTAAAGGTACGTGGCGATGGGAAACCCCGGCTTTACATTCACGAATCATGCAAGGAAACAATCGCGGAGTTTTTTGACTACGCATGGGAGCAGCCGCGTGAAGGCAAGAATGAAAAAGAAGTGCCGGCTAAAGATCGGGATCATTGCATGGATTCTGTCCGTTATATTGTTATGCAACTAGACTGCTCTCCCGGCGGAGGTATTGCAATTCCCGGCATGATTTAAACTTACAGGGCAATAGTTTGAGCAACTCGGAATGTAAGCCACAGGATTTAAAAAGCCTATGCGATCTCTGGGCCAAGTTGAACTATTGCCCTTTTCTTCTTGAAAATCCGGCTATGGGTAAAGGACTTTACCTATGGCTGATAAAGATATCCGTCTCGCCCGCAAAAATCATATTCTTGAATCCCGCTCCGAACAGTTGATGTTGAATCAACTCGTACTTTCTGGTGGTGCTCCGTACATTGACAAACGCCTTTCCCGCCTTCCGTTTGAAAGTGAGATATCATGGAGCGGTAAAAGCGGAACATCCAGCACGGGTCTTTCTTCTGGCAAACTTTCAAGTTCGTCTTCACGCGGCGGCGGCGATGGTCGCAAATCCCGCGCCTTCATGGTCAACTATGCCGCACGTATTGCCGCAAAGATAAATCAGTATGTTTTTGCCACAGAGGTAAAACGCGAAAATGCCGATGATACTTTTGTGGCCGATGCTACCCGCACGGGCATGAGCATAAACGATCTCATGCGTAAAGTTTCCCAGACTGTAACTGCCTGCCGGTGGTGTTGGCTGGGTGTTGATCGTGATCCGCTATCTGAAACTGACGGGATTGTTAAGCCCCGATCTGTTGCCGACAAGGAGGCCAGTGGTGACCGCGTATTCTGGACGATCTGGGCTCCGAACGAAATTGTTGACTGGCATTTTGACCGATGGGGGAATTTGATCTGGCTGATAACCGAGCAAACTGTTTACGACAACGCCGATTATAAAACAGAGGCAAAGAAGCAAATTCTGCGGACAATCTGGGAAGCATCAGGCGGAACGCGGTTATGGTTAAGACCGGATAACGCCGACGTGATAGAACGCGAAGAAACATTCACGAATGCCGCCAAGGTTGTGCCGTTTATTCTCTCCGGTATTCCTTCCGCTGAAGCATGGTGGTTTGATGACGTGGAAGCAATTCAGGCCAGCTTAACAAACCTTGATTCTGTCCATAACGAAAATCTTTTCCAGTCCGTTTATCCCCAGCTTGTTTTACCAGCTGAAATTATTTCATCCATTGCAAACCTACTGGCAATCACAAACGAGGCGGCCTTAGAAATGGTGCGCGGGTTGAATTACCCCATCCTTGAGCCGATTGAGGCCAACAACTTGACCCGTTATATCATCCCCCCTGCCGATGGATTGAAATCTATCCCTGACGAAATCACGCGGCGGCGCAAAGAGCTTTTTGAGGTTGTTGGCCTTGCCATGCAAAACCCGGACACGCGGCAGGTTGCCAGCGCGGAGGCGAAGGCATGGGATCACCTTGACCCGGAAGCGGTATTGAAAGAACGGGCAATCCTGCTTGAAGAAACCGAGAAAAAAGCGGTTGCCATATCCAAACAGATTGATTCCACATTTAGCGAGTATTCCCCGGAATACGACAAGAGTTTTGACGTGTCCAGTATTGCGGAAGATATGCAGACCATTGTTGGCCTTGGCAACCTTGATCTGCCATTTAGCGGCAAGAAGGAACTCATGCGGGCCGCGATTGAAATCATTGACAAGATGACCGGCATACCGGATGAGCGAAAGACGATAATCATGGAGGAAATTGAATCCATGGAAGAGCCGTCCTTGCCTGACTTTGCCCCGCCTATTGTTCCCGGACAAGTTGAAAATCCGGCTAATGACATAACACCTAATCAACCGGGTGCGACAGGTTGAGGAAACAAGCGCGGTCAAGATGCCGCGTAAAAAACATCAGAGAAAAGGAAAGACGCTATGAATATCAAAGAACTGTTGGCAAGGATGATTAAAAACGAAACGTTGACGGATGAAGAGAAAGCCTTTGTTGCGGCTTATGACCCAGACAAAGTTATCAATTCTACCGCCGCCGCCGCCCGTAAATCTGCCGAGGCAAAGCTGAAGGAAAAAGAGTCCGCAATGCAACAGTTGCAAGCGGACATTGAAGCTCTTCGCGCTGAAGCTGACGAAAAAGCCAATGCTAACAAACCGGAGATTGAAAGGCTGTCCAAAGAGCTTGAAAAGTTCAAAAAGACCGTCGCTGAAAAAGACGCGGCCTTCCAAAAACTTGAAAGCGAAAAGCGACAGATGATTCGCTCCGGCAAGATCGGTAAAATTCTATCAGGTTTTAAATTCGTTGACGGTCTGGATTCCGATATTCCCCGCCTTGGTATTGAGAAAGCCCTGGCGGAGATTAAGGACGAAGACCTTGACGCGGAAGACTTGATTAAGCCGATCATGGAGAAATTCAGAGCGTCCAATAAAGCTATTTTGGCCGACACCAGCGGCCACGGCGCGGGTAATCCGCCGAAAGATGGGACTGGCGGAGCTTTCAACTCACAATCAAAACCTGTTGATCAGATGTCGGCAAATGAAAGAGCCGCCGACCTGAAAAAACGGGGAATCATTTAATAATAAGGAATAAATACCATGGCTAATACTTTTATCACCCCCTCGATGGTCGCACGCGATGCGTCCATTGCGTTGTCGAACCGTTTGCTTGTCGGAAACTTGGTTACGCGCGATAAAGAAAACATGTTCACCGCCGCCAAGGTTGGCGACAGCGTGAAAGTTACCGTCCCGCCTGCCATTTCTGATGCAAGCGAATTTACCGGCACTACGGTCGCCAGTGATGCAACCGAAACCGAAGTTGACCTGACTTTGGAAAAGCATTTCTATAAACGGGTTGATCTGACCTCGAAACAAAAAACCTTGGAGCTTTCTGACTTTACGCGGCTGGTTACTGTCCCGGCTATTTGCGGCATTCAGGAAAGTATTGACAAATTCTTTCTCCGAAACATGCAGGTCTTCAGGAAGAATCTTGCCGGTACAATCGGCAATCGGCCTTCCACGGTTGCGCACTATACCGCAGGCATGAAATTGCTTAACGATAACAAGGTTGTGCAGGACGGGCGCATTGCTCTCATAGATACGACCGTTGAATCAAGCTTGATTCAGATTGCGCAATTCACAAGCGCGGATTACGGAGTTGATGGGCCTGCCGCTTTGCGCGATGGGTATATTGGTAAACGCTTCGGTTTGACGTTCTTCCGCGATGCAAATCTCGGCGCGTTCAGCCGGTCGGAGAATGCCAACGATCTTGTTGGTGCTGACATTGTGACTACGGTTGCAATCGGTGGAACCGAAATTGACATTCATGGTATCACCAGCGCAACCGGCACGATCTATGCCGGAACTGCCTTCACGATTGACGGAGATACAACCCGTTATATCGTGCGCAAGGATGCTGACATTGCGGCCAACGCGACCACGCTCTTGATCAGCCCCGCGCTTATAGTCGAAGGAACGGCGGCAAAGGAGCTGACCTTTGAGGCGGCTGGATACGAGAACATTATCTATCATCCGAACTCGGTAGCGGGCGCGATCGTTGCCCCGACTCCGTTGGCTGGTGGTAACAGTTCCGTCCAGTCATTCAACGGCGTTTCAATCCGCGTGTCAATGGATTCGTCCATCAGTACGCTGTCGGACACTGTTGTTTATGATGTGTTTGTCGCATGCCGCGTTATTCAGCCTGACGGCGGCGCGTTGGTTGCTGGTTAAACGTTGTAAAAATTGTTACGGGGCAACGTGGAAACCCCACTTGCCCCTTTACGAAAGGAATTTATCATGTTCAAGAAAGTTTTCATTGTGTGCGCGGTTGGTCTTCTGGCCGCAAGTGCGTTTGCCTTAAAAGATATCACGCTGCCAACTGGCGGCGGTTTTTATGAAGGGACGGTGTATCAGCCGCGCGACATTGCGGAGTCAAATACCACCGCATATACGCCTCGTTTTATTGGCGAGCTATTGCTGGGGCATGAGGCTGGCGGATCAAACGCTCTCTGGTGTGCGCGTGACCTTACGACAAACGGATGGGGTTTAATAACGGCAGAGCAAGGCCCGTTCGGAAGTGATAATATCGCCTCCTTGGACGCGGCGAAGTTGACAGGAACATCCGCCGCTATTGACGGCAGTGCAATTACCGCCATTGGTGCGGGAAACATTCCGTTAGCCGCCGCGAAAGTAATTATCGGCAACGCCGCCGGCGCGGGCGCAGCACAGACGCTTGCCGGTGATGTAACGGTCGCCACAAACGGCACAACCGCTATAGGCGCAAGAAAAGTACTCGGAACTATGTTACCCCAGGCAACTGACGGGCAAATCCTTGTGGGTATGTCTGTCGGTGGAAGCAATGTAGTTGCCCGAAGTATCACCGGAGATATTACGGTTGACAGTAACGGCGTATCGGCGGTTGCGTCATTACCGGCTATCAGCGGCGCGGCCTTAACGGGTTTGGCGAGTGCAAATCTGTCCGGGAACATCGCCGCCGCAAGATTGACCAACGCTGTTGGTGTTGGCGCGGCCACAATTGCTGTAACAAACCGGGGCGTGGGCTATACAAATGTGATTACATTCTTCGGCACGTTTTCAGGCACGGTTGAACCATAAGGAGATAACATGGGAATTATACCTACAACGAAGATCACCAAAGATGGACTTATCAAGATAGTCAACAGCGACAAAGTGCCAGAAAGATTGAAACTTGGCTGGACTGTTGTTGATGAAACCAAAGCAGATCCGCTGAAGGTGGAACTGCCAAGGCAGAATGTAAAAAATAAAAAATCTTCCGCTATTGCGGAAAAATAAGTGCCGTTATCCCCGGCACGCCTCCGGGGCGAGGGTTTAATCATTTTCCCCTCGCCCCACAATTTTTAGAAAGAAATTAGAACATGGCGATAGACTACGCAGGCGCAAATACTTACTTCGGGGCCAGCGTACACTTAAAGTCCGCGACGTGGCTTGCCGTGTCTGCATCCCTGCGAACTGCTGCCGTTGCTCATGCCAAACGCGTGATTGCGCGGGCATTGAATATGACCGTTTCCGATCTTGGAACGGACACGACAGATGACGATGATGATCTGCCGCGTTATGACGCGGCGGTCTACGAGCAATCCCTCTGGATGGTGCAACAGTCGGATGTATCGGTCAATGGCGAGGAAACGGCCCCGAAAGTCCTGGGCGCAAAAAGCGAAGGGGCCGTCGAGCAGGAAAACTTCGGTTGGACAATATCCCCTGAAGCCATGCGTTTTTTGGTTGACTATCCCCGCGCAATCCGGCTTTGCAGGGGCTAACCCATGCCCGGCAAGGCATACATCATCCGCAAGCTTAAAGCCCAGCAAGTTTCATCTACGCAAGAATTACTCCGCTCTGTCAAGGATACCCGCGAGCGTATAGCCGGGAAGATTGTCGCCGCCTCCGCCAAGCAAAACGTCGCTACATCGTTTCCAGTCCGCGAAAATCTCTATAAGCAGGTGGGTGGGTATTATGGTCAGCTTGGCAAAGATATTGACACCTGGGCCAAGCGGATGACCAAAACGACGGCATTGAGCTGGCATGATAAGGCATTGGCAGATATTAAAGCGGCGACTCCCGGCGCGGTGGTTAAATTTGACCCGGAACGCATAGAAACGTACTGGAAAATGATTCATCCTGACAATTCCCAGTATCTATCCGCCGTGTTCACAAATAGAATGGCCGTGGAAGATATTAAATCCTTGCGGCAGTCCTTTACCGAGGTATTCCGGCAATCATCTATTGAGGGCATGACCCACCGGGAAATAAACAAGGCCCTGCAATCCCGCTGGAATGAACTGGCTGGCAGTATTGCATCGGACAGGTTTGTTGACCGTGCTGGCCGGACATGGGATAACGCCCGGTATATGCAAATGCTGGTGCGGACTACGACAAGCCGGGTTGCGCGGGAAAGTTATATTGATACCGTCGTGGAGCACGGAGATGATTTAATGAGGATTGTCAATGTCGGGGAATCCTGCCCAGTTTGCGAGGCATGGGATGATATTATTATTTCCGTGTCGGGGACAAACCCGGATTATCCATCATATCAGGACGCGCTGGACGCAGACTGGGGACATCCAAATTGCGATTGTATGCTTGAACGCGTTGACGAATTGCTTGACAAAAAGGACATTGCCCGGCAGGCGGATGTTGACAATCCCAAAGATTGGTCAAACGTGGAAGCGGTTGCGGAGTATAAGGATAAATTTTAGGAGGAATGAGAATGATTCCAATAAACAGCGTCCACGAAAACCCAAAGAACCCGCGCTTTATTTCCAAGGACAAATTCAAAAAACTTTGCAATAGCATAAAGGCATTCCCTCAAATGATGGAATTGCGTCCGATGATTGTTGACAAAGATAATATGCTTATCGGCGGGAATATGCGTTGGAAAGCATGTCAAGAGCTTGGCATGGCTGAAATTCCAGAAACGTGGGTAAAGCAAGCCGGAAAACTTACCGCAAAACAGATTGAGCGATTTATTATTGCCGACAATCTTCCGTTCGGCGAATGGGACGATGATGTTCTGGCGAATAATTTCGGGCTGGAAGATTTGAAAGAATTCGGGTTTGAGGATAAAGACCTGTTGGGATTTGACACCGCCGCGCCAGTGGACGCCGCACCGCAGATTGACCGTGCCGCCGAGTTGAACAAGGTGTGGAAAGTAAAGACGGGTGACATCTTTTCAATCGGAAGTCATAAATTACTTTGTGGCGATTCAACGCACAAAGATGACGCGGAAAAACTGATGGGAAATCAAAAAGCCACCTGCGTTTTTACTGACCCGCCGTATGGCGTAAGCATCGGCAAAAAGAATGTGATGTTAAACACCTTCCAGAAGGCTGGAATGTGTTTAACAGACCTTGACATGGACGATATGCCTCCCGCTGAACTTGGCGACATGCTCTTGAAAGTCTTTAAACTTTGGCGCGGATATATGGCCGATGATTGTTCTGTCTTTGTCTGTAGTCCGCAAGGCGGCGGTTTAGGGATGATGATGATGATGATGATGATGATGAATGCAGGTTTAGAAGTAAAACATATTTTGAACTGGATAAAAAACGGCCCGACGTTTTCGATGGGGCGGTTGGATTATGATTATCAACACGAGCCAATTCTTTTCACTTGGGTAAAAACACACAAGCGGAAAAAAGAGGGCGCGTTTCAAACTTCACTCTGGACGGTCGATAAACCAATGGCGAACAAAGAGCATCCGACCATGAAGCCGGTCGAGTTGCCGACCTGCGCAATTTTAAACCATACCGACGCCGGGGATATTATTGCTGATATGTTCGGCGGGAGCGGGACAACCATGATAGCCGCAGAAAACACAAAGCGTGTTTGCCGGATGACGGAAATCAGCCCCGCCTATTGCGCCGTGATTTTGGAAAGAATGAAGACCGCATTTCCCGACCTGAAGATTACTAAGATGTCTTGAAATTCCGGCTATTATTAATGATAGCCGTCTCTGTCAACGTCTCCGGCCTGAATGCCGCGCTGAATAAAATGCAAGCCCTGCCCGCGCAGATTGCGCAGGTCTTGGAGCGGACTACATATCGCATTGGCGCGCTGGTCAAGGACGCGGCTAAGCAATACGCGCCTATAAGCCCGAATCAGTCCATGCTGAATCAGATGCGGCAAATCCGGCTGGTCAATGCCGGGTACTCAAATAAAAAGATTCGCCGCTTCAAGAAATTTGGAAAAGCCCGACGCAAGCAGTCCGCCAGTTCTCGTCCTATGCCCGGTGCGTTGCAAAATTCCATCACCATGCGAAACACCCCGGACTATGCCGAAGTCTTTGTCCCTGAAAATTCCCCAGCCGGTAAGTATGCCGTCAAGATACATGACGAAAAAGGGCAGACGTGGCGCAATCGCGGCCCCGGCACGGTAGCAAAAGGGGCGCAAGCTGATGACAAATTCATCGAGCGCGCCATAAACGACAACATGCCCGAAATGGACAGAATCATTGAAGACCAAATTGATAAGGTCTTGAAAGGATAAAATGGAATTTTCTGAATGCTGGTCAACCGCCGAAGCTGCAATTTATAACCGTCTACTGACCGCCGCCGGGAGTGTGGATAAGGTAGGGGCCTTCCGTGGATACCTTCCCCCGACAAATTATAATATCTGGATGTTTAAATCCGGCGGGCCGGGAACGGCTCAATTTACGCATAACGCGCCGATAACATCAATGTATATGGCCGCCAGCATTTACGGTCTTTTCAAAGAGAGAACATCCGCGCAAGAGTTTTGCATGAAGATTGCGCAAATCCTGCCGATAAAAGACGAGAGTAATATTCAGATGTTCCGGTTCACGACAAACGGCGTACCGGATACGGAGTTGAAATATTTTCCCATCTCAAACAATCAAAATGAGGCCGTGCCACTTTGGGAAACGAAAATGGCTTTTGATCTGGTGTTTATGACGGAAGGTACATACGGCGACCATACGCCACTGGCCCCTCGTAAGGTTGCGGCCAGCGCGGGGCTTTACGCGGACAAGGTTACGATCACATGGAACGCCGCGCAAGGGGCTACTGGGTATGAAGTATGGCGGTCAGAAACGAATGACTACGCCTCCGCCGCATTGTTGACTTCCCCTGCTGCCGGGGTGCTGACTTATGACGATACAACCGCCGTTGCTGAAACGGTTTATTGTTACTGGTTGAAGGCCAGAAACGCTTCCGGTGTAAGTGTCTTTTCAGTGGCAGTTGAAGGCCATGCTACATCTTCCACCCCCTGATTGGTTGAAATATCGGCTATTGGTAAGCGGTGTTAATCCGGTTAGTGCCGGATAGTTCAACCGCCGAGTTGCATAACCGTATTTGAGGAGATGTATCATGGCAGATAAAGCGATTGATTTTGGATCTACTGAAGGTTTTGGAGCGTTCACGGGCTGGAAATCACTTGGAACCACAAAGAACACCACCCAGCAACGCGCTGTTGCACACGATGACACCGGCGAGGAAGCCGCGTCAAACATGCACGATGAAAAGCAGGAAGTAACCAGCAAATACGAATGCAACAACGACACAAATACCATACCGGCCAATTTGGGCGACTTGGTCAACGCCCTGATCTTGACTTCAATTCAACTGGACACCAGCGCGGAAGGCCCGGCCCAGATGTCCTTAACCGGCCACAATCACACCAATAACGCACATGCCGCCTCCCCGGTCTTGAAAAAGGCCGCACATGCGGTTACTATCGCAAAAGCGTTCGGCGTAACCGACTTCCTGGGCGATACGGACGGAACGAACGATTCCGCAATTTCAAGTTCCATAACCATTTCCTGCGACCATGCCGATCAAAACGACGGCGACGGCGATCACCTTGTCGGAGAAAATCACGGGGGCAAGATTGAAGCCAAAACGACTTATTGCGGTGACCATACCGTAGTTGCGACCGGCTTTGACCTGACAACTCCCAAATCCGAGGTTGACGAAAACACCGGCTTCATCAAAAAGGAAGTTACCGGCGTAAAAGCCCTTGTCCTTGCTTAACATCCGAACTTTCGTAAATGGAGGTGTCGGATGTTGGTTCCAAAACCCAGATTTCACAAGCTCGCACAGAATGCCATTGACCAGCTTTCCAAGGACGGAATTACCTGCACGCCAGATGAAATACTCTGGTTGCAGGATATGGCGGAGAAAACTATCAGGTCAACTCCGTGCGATCAAATCCGCTTTTTTGAATTTCCAGTTCCGTGCGGAAATATTGCGCTTCTGCCGCCTTCTGCCGGTGTAAAGCAATGGCTCCGAGAAGTTGCCGCCCCTTGGTTTTCCCATGATAAGAAAATGGACTTGCTTTGTTGCGCTTATGCCCTTGCGCACGGGCGTAACCCTGATGCACTATTTTCATTTGCCGACAGTAATCAGGCTTCAGACGTTATTTTGGCATGGACAAGAAAATTAACCTGTACGCTTGAAGAGCTTGAATCTGCCGTCTCTCGTATTCTTGGCATTTCGGAAGATTATGTTGACCTGAAAACTCCCAAAGAAAAGGCGGATGAAAAAGCAGGGATAAAATCCGAAACACCGGCAACGGATTGGGGAGAAATAATAGCTTTGCTCTGTCATTATTATCCGCAATCGCGGGAATATTGGCTTTGGCAAACCAGCGAAGAAAACGCCGCGCTGGCGTTGGGTAAAATTTCATCAATCATGCCGCAAGATATGAAGATTGACGCTGGTAGCGCAAAGTTCCGCGCCTTGGGAATGTTTAAACTGGCGGTTGAATCTATCAGGGAAAGCCGGAAGGTAAATGAATAACAGAATTTTATCATTTATAATCAAAGCCAGCGACCAAACCAAGGGCGCAATTTCAAGCGCGTCAAATGGCATTCGTCAACTTGGCCAAGCCGCTTCAAGGGCATTCTCCGGCCTTGCAACCGTTGTCAGAAACGTTGGTATGGCTATTGGTGTAATTGCCGCGCAAATGGGTATTGCCTTGCGCCAATCGTTAAAAATTGAGGGCGCGGCTAATCCATTTGAGCGTTTTGTCGGCGGCATGAAAGAGGCAAAACAGCACATCAAAGACCTGCAAAATATTGCATCTTCCGGCGTGATTAAAACCGATGAACTTATCGAAGCCAGCCGTGGACTGATGAATGTTTCAAACGGAGCCTTGGGGGCGGCCAAGGATATGAAAGCTCTTGGTGATGTCGCAGCCATGACCGGCAATTCAGTCGGGGATATTGCCGATGCTGTTGGAATGGCATTTCAACAGTTGGCAAACGGCGATCAGATTTCGCGGGCAACAAGAGGTCTTGAACGGCTTGGTATTATTTCCAGCGAGACGCGGGGACGGATGGAAGAGTTATGGGATTCAGGAGCCACTGCCGCGCAAGTTTTTGCGATATTACAGGAATCTATTTCAAGCTTTGCGGGGGGCATTGAGGCCGACGCGCAATTAGGCCAAGCCGCTTTTGGTAGACTGAAAGAAGAAGGCGCACGCGCTTTGCAAGAAGCGGGGGATGTTATTGAAAATGTTGCAGTCCCAAAAATTTCTAAACTGGCCGAATGGTTGAAGAAAATACGGGAAAACGGTGATCTGCAATTTTGGGCGGGGGAAGTAACGAAAACCATCCGGGGATTGGAGCCGGTGTTTTCAAAACTCACTTCATGGATTGGAACGGCATTTTCGTTCATTAAAGAAAAAACCGGATATATTTCGGCTTTTTGGGGTGCAGTAAGCGCGGGGGAAGGACTTAGCGGGGCGGCACGGGTTGCAAGTCAAGTTACCAAGGAACAGAAAAACGCGCAAGAGGAAAGACACGTCCAAGCCCGCGAGGCAGCTATTAACCGCGCTTCTGTTGCCGATACTGAACGCGAAATTGCCGAAGAAGAGTTGGGCGGCCCCGCGCCGGGCAAAACCAGACGGTCTAATATCGGCGCAAAGCAAGGTGTTTCTTCCGCGCTCTCTGGCGTCAGGCAAACAGCTTCCGAACAGGCAAAACTTGACAAGCAGATTGACGCAAACAAGGAAAAGGAAAAAATCGCAGTTGATGAATCTGAACGTTTTAAAAAGCGCGCAATGGATGATAACTTTCGCCGCGAAGACGACGCGACGCGGAAACAGCAACAGAAGGCGCATGAAAAATATGTCAACTTGCTTCATCGTGCGCAAGCCGAAGAAGATAAGGGCAAGGGTGGTCATTTGTCCAAGCGAATGAAGGAAGCCCTGGACGCAAATAAGGCAGACACGCAGGCCGCGCAGGCAAAGTTCAAAATTGAGGCCGCCGAAGCAAAAAGAACGCAACTTATGCAGGATTCCGCGACCTCGCTGAAAAACATTGAAACCAAAATTGACGGCGCAATCACGAGGTCATAAACATGTCCGACGGCTGGCTAAATACTCCGACAGAAATAATTGACAGTTACCGCGTGGTGGATGAATACCAATATATCTATTGGGTGGCGGGAACAATTTCATACCGCAAGCGGAAAGTTACCTATACCACCTACCGCTATGTTGGTTGCGGCTATACTGCCGCCAAGGCCAAGGCGGATGTACTCAACGGTGACAACGCTTTCAGCGACATCGGTGTTGCTCCCACAGAAGGCGGACAATATCACGTTACAGGGACACAGAAAGTAACCGGGACGTGGAGCGCGTGGACTTACGACTCTTCCGGGGAAGAACCTGAAGCATAGGAATAACAATGTACCCATTACCCGCAAATCATAAGGCAAAAGAAGGCCTCCGTTTTCTTTCAGCCGATGAAATAAACACGATTGAAAAAATGCTGAATAACTTGCGCGTGGACGTGGACGCGCAACTTGACCATGCCGAGGTTATCCCGCCGAATCAGGACGGGAGCGAGTGGGTAATTAGGATTCCGGCGGGGGGCTCCGGCGGACTGGATTTATCCAAAGCCAGTCTAGGATGTAAAACTGATCCCAACGGTAACGATCCTGACCTTGTGCGTATTTACGCCGGGACTGTTGACCGTATAGCAGTTGCGCAAACCGACCTGACCGTCGCTAATAATGATTATGCCTATGTGCGCCGGACGATTGCAGATGATATAATGTTGGTTACTGCCGCCGCCAGTGTCCCTGCCGATGATGCCACGTATAAATATTATCGGCTTTACAGATTCACGGTTACGTTAGGTGTAGCCAGCATCCAGAATTATTATAGGCCGTTTGATATCGAGGATAATAGCTTGCCAACAACCGCAACGACAAATCAGGTTCTTGCGTGGAGTGGAACGGCCTGGGCGGCAGATTGGGTGAGGTGGGTATGAGCGCGGCATTTACATCGTTATCGTCTGGCGGTAATGCTCAATCTTTAGCAATGGCGAATGAGCTTGTCTTGGCGTATTCCGAACGCGGCGGAAGTGCGTCTTTATTGGTTTCCGGAGACAACGCGCAAGATAAAACCCTTTGGCGCGCAATGCAGGTTTGGCTTGAATCAAATTGCGCGTCTTTCGTTGACCACGTGAACGGCCCGTTAAATTCCGGCGGGACAGATTTTCTTTATTTCACGCTCGCAACTTGGCGCGCCGCCGCAGGATTAAACGCAAATGGATTTCGATATTCGATAGACGGCTCAACTATACTTTACGGGAACATTTACTCCGGCGACGTTCGCGGGAAATGGTGTTTTGAAGATTTACAAAAAGGATTTGGGGCGCTAAAGTGGCGACCCGGCACGGTCGACTGGCTTCCCGTTAGCTCTTGTTACGGGGAAGGATCGGCGCAGAACGCAGATCCGGGCGATGCAATAGCAGAAGCGAAAGGAGCCGCCGCAGATAATTACACGTGCACTTCCTCGTATTCTACACCTGGGGCCCATAGTCTTTGGGGTTCAAGTTTGATATGGAACGAAGAAACGCATCATACCGACACGGTGGCTTACGCTGAAATTGGCCGTGGCAAAACTACGCCCACGGTTGCTACAAGTACAATTCCTCATGTTGTTCTTTTATACGGACGGGGCACTAAAGTTGGAGATTCTTATAACGCCTTCGGGGATGGATTTTCTGAAGGTACGGCGTATTCTGTTATTCAATCCTCCGGTGAAGAAACGTCGGCAATGTGGGAGGGCAGCGCAATAGGAAGTACAAGTGCGCCAGAGTGGGCCGGCGGAGAATATAGAGGTAGTCAGGGGTATAGTGGCCAATGCATTGCCCTTATTAAATACAATTTTACAAACGCATGAAATACTTTAAAATAAACATTGACAATCCGACAGGGCTTTGGCATTATATGTTCAGAAAGGAGAGAATATGCCAACGTGTCTAAGGTGTGGTCAAGATCACCGTAAAGCCCTTGCTTGTATAGGCGCGGAAGGCGGCGCGAAGGGAAAGGGCAAAAAAGCCAGTCCAGCAAAACGCAAGGCGGCGATCAAGGCCAACAAGGAAAGATGGAAGGGTCATAAAAAAGGAGGATTGTCATGAAGATGAAAGAACAGTTTAAAAAGGTGAAATGGTTATATTGCGTGTTTTACGCCGCGCTCGGGTCGGCGGTCGTTCTCTACGGCGGAGCGTTTTTAATTTCGTGGCTCCGGAGTAGGGGGATTTATCTATGAAAAAAGCATTTACGCTTATTGAATTACTGGTTGTGATTGTCTTGATGGCAATTATTGCCGGAATGACTGTTCCCGCTTTTATTGGCATGGGGCGCGGGGCGGCAATGCGCGGCGAAACAGCTAGTATTCGCGCGAAGTTATCTCTTTGTCGGCAATGGGCTGTAACTCACAGGGAAAAAGTTGTGTTTTATTGGTTTGCAGATAGTGCTACAAATTCATCTTGCTATTATATCGCAAGTGAAGATGGAACGATTATTGAAAAAACGAGCGAGATTTCAAAAGATGTGATGTTTATTATTTCCGACGGAACGGCGTTTGACTCAATAACGATTGATACGATGGGGCAAATAAAAATAACAGAAGGCGACAAGGATGTTGAAAAGGACGCCAATGGAACATTGTGGAAATGTGTTACCATCGCAGATCGGAAAAGTGTTGCGAGGGGAAGTGGTGTAATTATTAAAAAAGTGAGATCAAATTGGCTCGGAGGGATACTGGCCGGAGATTAGATCGAGTCTGTTTAAATAATTTAACATTTTGTTTGAAAAGCTGAGGGATACGGCTTGAGAGATCAAGTTGTATCCCTTTTTTTTATTGTCAGATACATTGAAAAACCGGCTAAAGATAAGGAATTCTTATGAGCAGTAGGCAAATAATCCCATGTTCTTTTGACCAGTCCACTTCAAGGCGCGTTGTTGTTGTTGGAACCGAGCTGGCTAACCCAGACGCAAAGCAGCAAATGACGTTGTATTATGGGACAAAAATCTTATTCCAAGCTACGATCTACACAGCATTACCGTCTGTTGGTTACGCCCCTGATCCTGCCGCCACTTGGCTCTTTGGTTTTCATGACGTGCCATTTTCCGATCAGTTGGATTACGTCGTAAGTAATAACTCTATGTTCAATATTGCCGATGACTGGACAGGGTTAAACGTTGCCGCCGGTAAAATTTGTTTTCGCGTGGATTGCGACACCCCTGAATTAAAAGCCCGGTTGCAAGCCATATCCGGCGCAACAACCCCGATGTATGGCAATTTATGGATGCTGACATCCGAAGGCAACGTCTTGATTGCCAGTTGGCTTATCACGGTCGCCAAAACATACATTGACCCCACCACGGCAAAGCATGTTGTCGGAATTACGCATTTAACGACCGATGCCGCCGCCGAACTTTATGTTCCAAAGTGGGGGGATGAATCCCGGTGGTACTGGAACGGCACAGGATGGGAATATAAATTCCCTGACACATTTTGGCGCGAAATAATTCCCGATCTGGTTGATGGCAATGTTGTTTTTCGTGCTGGTAATCCGATTGAAAGATAAATCTATGAAAAAAAATCTGGTTTTTTTATTGAGTTGTTTGATTCTGCGCTCCGCTTTCGGCGTGCTCTCTGTTGAAAACGGAGCGGTATCAAACATCACAGCCACAAACGCCGCGCTATCTGTCAACTTGGTTTCCACGAACAGCACCAATGCGGCAGTAACCGTTTTTTATGGCACGGCAGCCGGTGGCACAAATACGGCTTTTTGGCAATACTCAAACTATTTCGGAGTTGTTTCCACGGGGGTATATTCGTTTGTTACGACAAATCTTTCTCCAAGATCGTATTATTATTTTTGCGCCTATGCGAGCGAAACGACCAACACGGATTGGACGGGTATGTCAAATTTCGTAACTTTATCGCGCACGGTTACAAACTGGCCGACATCCACCAACGACATCACGCAGATGGTTGACACAAACGGAAACTGGAAAACACCGTCAAAAGCAAAGGTGATTGCCGCAAATGGTCTTGTCGCTACCAACGACCTAACCTCCCACACCACCAACACCATCATCCACGTCCTGGCGAGCGATAAAACAAACTGGGACGGCAAGGTAACGCTGGCCGATGTGGCGGCGGTGGGGTATCTGACCAACGAATCCTACCTCGGTACGATTACCGGCGGGTTGCTTGTTCGCGGTTCAACCGACGGCGTAACAACCAATAACGGCGTATTGACCTATAACGTTTCCACGAATGGCGGCGGTTCTGGAACGTTGACCAACGAGGTTGACCCGGTCTATACCGCCTCGGTTGCTTATGCCATTTCGGCGGATGATACAAACCGATGGAACGCTGCCGGGAATGATGCAACAACGGCGACAAACTACATCAGCACAAATACATTGCAGGCGCAGGTTACGACGCATGTTACGAATACCGCAAACCCTCACGCGGTTACGGCGGTACAAGCCGGGGCCGTGGCGACTAATGACGCATCTGTTACCAACGCCCGTGCGCCGACCGCGCACAATCAGGGTTACGCAACCATAACCAACGCGCCTTGGATCACCAACGAAACATACCTTGGCACAATCACGGGAGCAACGATTGCGGCAGGCAGCGCAAATACGGTTACCATAACAGGCCCGAACGCGGCTTTCTTGTGGAACACAAACGCGGCAGGTGGGGGCGGCGCGGGAACTCTGACTAATATTTTATCATCTGACGGAAGCGTAGGAGTGGTAAATCCCGGTGGCCCCCAGCCGAATTTATCAATCACAAATTACGCGTCACGGTTTGAGTCCAACTCTCTTTCGTGGAACGTAGAATCAAATATTTATGTCCGCGTAGTAGATACTACAAATATTTTCATCGGCAGCTCCTACAGTGATGCGGCGATTCTAGCGGCAACAAATAATCTCAACACCATACAGGCAGGTGTGTTGATTTCCACGAACTCGCTTAATACGCGAATGGGAAATGCGGAAACATCAACCAACGCACTCAACGTGCGTATGGGAAATGCGGAAACTGCCAGCAATGCAATAAATATCGTGGCAAATGCCGCACTGCCGAAGTCGTGGACAAATAACATGACGGGCAACGGCGCAGGGTTTACGAACATTTCCGGCCAACTCACTGTTGCCGAAAAAATACTGGCCACAAACTCCGTCCAGATCGGCGGCGCGGCAAGCGTGGCGAGTTTGCAGATCACGGGCGCATCCCCGACGAATGGGGCGGTGTGGATTGCGACGAATACGACGGGGCAAGGGAAATGGAGTTTGCCCGTGGGATTTAGCGCCTGTATTG